TCGTGGGCTATGTTAGCATTGACTCATCATTACATTATCCGTGTTGCAGCTGCTAGGGTTGGAGTCTATGATTTCAACCACTATGCAGTGCTCGGTGATGATGTAGTGATAGCCAATGACCTCGTGGCAGCTTCTTACCATACCTTAGTTACTGACTGATTAGGGGTTGATATCAACCTTTCTAAGACTTTAGTTTCTAAGACATGTTTTGAATTTGCGAAGAGGTTGGTGACCGTCACGGGAGAAGTCACCCCACCCGGTCCTAAGAACATCTTGTTATCCCTCAAGAGTTTAAATGGTATTCCATCTATACTTCTTGATATGGTTAATAAAGGTATCCTTCTGACTGAGGTGGATGTTGACTCCCTCTTTGAGCATATCCCTACAATAAGGAAATCTGCTCTAGAGGAACTCCTGTGAGTGGTAAAAGGTCCTTTTGGGTTTATCCCAACCCAGAGTGGTCTATCATCTTCTATGAAGATAACTAGATCGCTAACTCTGGTGAGGATCGATTCATTATTATCATCCATTGATGATGCTCTCCATAACTTGGCTTATAAGACTTATCAACGTTCTGTTGAGAAATCTCATGAGACATTAGTTAAGTGGGAGAATCTTCAATGAGATTGGTATATTCGATCGTCCTCCGACCTTTCACCGTTTTACCTACACCTAACGGAGTCCTTATATAAGGATTTCTTAGAAGTAGTTGTTTCAGTCCCTAAGCGTCGCTTCATTTTCGATGGAACCCCCATTCATTTTGGGTTTTATATAAAACCTTATGATGAATGGGCCTCTATCGTAATGAAGTACATAAAGAGGAAAATTGGGTTGGCAGAGTTCCCTCTGTCAATTCGAGACCCGTTCATCGTTTCTGATGACAAGGTCATTCTTCCTTTACGAGCCTCCCTAAAGAGTTTTAACTTCTTTTCTGAGGTACGGCGTTTAGAGAATGAGAAGGCAGCTATCAGACCTTGGTATTCGCGAGGGCAATAGGGTACTTATCAGAATCTAGATTTGTTAGGTCTAGTTCCTGTGAAAGTAGCCATCTCGTGTTTGGTTAATCTGTCCATACCACTGGGTGTGGGTGGAGTGATCAAGCATATGAGACTCTTGCCAGGTGAGTTACCTGGAGGGCTTTAGCCTTGGTTGACGCAGGTGCGCACCCGGTTGTAC